GTGGACCAGGGACAGCAGAGAAGATACTGGGAGAATCTGAAACACTAGAAGAGATGTGGGAGAAGGGAGTAGGTGCGTATGAGAAAAAGAAATATGACTTTGCTGATGCTGTACTTAACGCACAGCTTGCAAGAATACTGAGAGATGGAGACTTTGATTACAACACAGGAGAAGTATCTCTCTGGACTCCATAAAGAAAACACTGGCAACCTACGGGTATTTAGTCACCAGTGTTTCTGCTTTGCAAAAAAAAACCAATAACTAATGGCGGTCAGCTACTGGTATTTCCGTGTTTAGTAAAAGAATAGACATCTTTCGTACTAACCTTATCACATAAATTTAAACCTGCTATACTTTATTATCTAAATTGAACTACAATACTTATAAATCTTACTAATCATGTCATCTGAAAAGCTTCCTGTTATTACAGATGAATTGATTTTTGCTTTAGATCAAATCTTTCCTAATCGTCATCCTGATTTGTCATTAACTGATAGAGAGGTATGGTATAGAGCAGGGCAACGATCTCTTGTTGATTATCTTATTGAACAACAAGCAAGGCAAAAAGATACAATGCTTACAGAATCAGTCTTGGAGAATTAGTCATGTGCGTCTTTAGCAGACCTTCACCACCACCTTTACCAGAACCTAGACCAACAGCACCAAGACCAGAGAAAACTGCTGAACGTGTAGTGGTTGGACAGCAAAGGGCTGAAGGACAAAAAAGAAGAAAACAATCAACTGTTAGAAGCAGAAGAAGATTAGGTACGTCTTCTTTACGAATACCTTTATTAGATCAAGGACAGATGGGATCAGGTAATCTTAGGTATTAATTATGTGTATAGGAGGAGGACAAGCTGTGCAACAAACACCAACTTTTCGTGATGCACCACCTGTAGTAACAGGGTCACAAACTGGTGTTAATAATCCTAAAGATACAAAAAAAGCAACAGAACAATTAAAAATTAAAAGACAAAAAAGAGAAGGAACTTATGTAGATCCAAATTTAAGTATGCTTGAAGATTCTTTATCTACACGTAGCAGAATGTCACGATCTGATAGAGCAAGAAGAACAGCTAACCAAGCTAGAGCAAAACATAATTTTAATAAAAGAAAATACTCTAGAAGTATTACAGGCCGTAAAACTGGAACTGCTTAATTATGGATTATTCAACCCCTGGAAAGACTGCTGCTAGTAGATATGCACAGCTAGAAAGTAATAGGTCTAGTTATTATGATGATGCAAAAGATTGCAGCAAACTAACTATTCCTACTCTGATACCAGAGACTGCAACTGGTACTAGAGCTAATACAAAAACTCCTTTTCAAGCTGTAGGTGCTAGAGGTGTGAATAGTCTTGCATCTAAATTATTATTTGCTTTACTCCCACCATCAACTGCTTTCTTTAAACTAAGTATTGATAGTCTTGAACTACTAAAACAAGGACAGGAAGGACTAGAGACTGAAATAGATAAAGGACTTAGATCAATAGAAACAGCTTTGATGAATGAGATAGAAATATCTAATGACAGAGTTGCAATGTTTGAAGCTCTAAAACATTTGATTGTTGGTGGTAATGCTCTTCTGTATTTAACAGATGAAGGGTTGAAAGTTTATCCACTATCTAAGTTTGTTTGTAAAAGAGATGCAGTCGGTAACGTCTTAGAAATTATTACAAAAGAATCAGTACATCCACAAGCTTTACCTGCTGAATTTATTGAACAGATTAGACAGAAAGAAAACTATGATGCTGAAGAGATGGATAGTGAGCTTGATATATACACTTACGTTAAGAGAGTTGATGATAATCATTTCTGGTATCAGGAATGTAAAGGAGAAAAGATACCAGGTACTGATGGTAAGTCTAAATTAGATGTATCTCCTTGGATTCTTCTCAGGTTTATTCGTTGTGATGGAGAAGATCTTGGTCGTGGATATGTCTCTGAGTACAAAGGCGACTTGATTAGTTTAGAAGCTTTGATGCAAGCAATCATAGAAGGTGCTGCTGCATCAGCTAAGACTTTATTCCTTGTAAATCCTAACGGTGTAACTAGAGCATCAACCCTAGCTAAAGCTCCTAACGGTGCAATACGAGAAGGAAGTGCAGCAGATATTTCTGTAATGCAAGTCAACAAGGGAGCAGACTTCCAAGTATCTTTCTCTGCAATACAAAGAATAGAATCAAGACTAGAGTATGCCTTCCTCATGGCTAGGTCTGTACAGAGAGATGCTGAAAGAGTAACAGCAGCAGAAGTTACTATGATGGCTAATGAATTAGAGAATAGTCTTGGTGGTATCTACAGCATCCTTACTCAAGAGTTTCAACTACCTTACCTAAGACGTAGGATGCATATGCTGGTTAGGTCTGGTAAAGCTCCTAAGTTACCTGAGAAGTTAGTTAAACCGAAGATTGTTACAGGTGTTCAAGGTCTTGGTAGAGGTAATGATCGTAATAAGCTTGTTGAATTTATCGGCACAGTAAGTCAGGCTCTTGGTCCAGACATAATGCGTCAGTACATGAATGTAGATGAAGCAATAAAACGACTAGCAAATTCAATAGGAATAGATACTGCTAACCTAGTGAAGACACAAGAGGAGATACAGGCTGAGATGGAACAAATGCAACAGCAGCAACTTATCCAACATCTTGGACCTGCTGCTCTTGGATCTCCTTTACTTGATCCACAAAAAAACGCTAACGCCCAACAAACTTCAGAGGAACTAAATGCCGAGCAAGAAACCTGATCCAAAACCAGAAACTGACACGTCAAAAGCTGTTGTCAGCAGACTAGGAGTTAATGATGAACCGGCTCCAACAGAACCGAAAGTAGTCAAAACCAAAAATGGTAATACAATTACATATAACTAGGTAACTTATTATGGCCCAATCACAAGTTGCAGTTAGCGAAACTGCTCCAATGTCTCAAGAAGACTTACAAACTCTTGCTAAAAATGAAACAGATGACAATGGTCTGATCCTTGGCAAGTTTAAATCAGTAGAAGATTTAGCTGCTAGTTATAAAGAACTGGAGGGTAAGCTTGGTAATCAGACTCAAGAAGAAACAGCAACAGAAGAAGCGACTACTGAGGAGACAGAAACATCAGACTTCAATGCTAATGAATACTATGGTGAAGGTTTAGCTGAAGTATTAACTGAAGCAAATATAGATCCACAGGATATATCTAATCGCTTTGAAGAATCAGGTGAAATCTCAGAAGATGATTACACCAAGTTAGAAGGTGCTGGTTTCTCCAGACAGGTGATAGATACATACCTTGATGGATTAAAAGGTACATCTGGTGATTCTACTGAAATAGCAACAGCACAGATAGAGGGTATAAAGAACTCTGTTGGTGGTGATGATAACTATACTAAGATGACAGCTTGGGCAGAACAAAATCTATCAGATGAAGACGGTCAAGCTTTTAATGATTTAATGGACAAAGGTAATGCTGCTCAGATTAGAATGGCAGTACAAGGACTTTATTCACAATACACAAATGCTATGGGAGTTGAACCAAACTTAGTGACAGGCAAACCATCCACCAGTGGACCTACACCTTACAGATCAACAGCAGAAGTAGTAGCTGCTATGTCAGACAAACGCTATGGTAAAGACGTTGCCTACACAGAAGATGTCCAAAGACGTTTAGGTGATAGTGATGTATTTACTACAAGGTAATGTCAAGAGATAGTCTCAAAATAAAAAAGATACATAAGAACCCTACTGGTGGTTTATCACAGAAGGGTAGAGACTATATAAATAAAAAAACTGGCAGTAAATTAAAACGACCTGTTACTAAAAAATCAGGTCTATCTAAAACAGAAAAGGGGAGAAAGAAATCTTTCTGTGCAAGGATGGGAGGAGTAAAAGGACCAATGAAAAAGCCTAATGGTGAACCTACTCGTAAAGCACTTGCATTAAGAAAGTGGAATTGTAACTAAAATTTTGTTATCATTTTGATAACTTCTATAAACATTTCTCAATATCAAAGTGCCTGATGCGTCAGACAACGCTGAGA